TTCTAATGCAGGTAGATTTATCTTGGCGTTTAACGATAGCAAGGAATTAGCAGCTACCATTGAGCCTGTACAGCTATCAGATGCACACCAGCAATACCAGTTCTTATCTGACGAAAGCATGCGTAAAGTAATGGTATCACATCGTATTGTATCACCTATGCTTGTTGGTATAAAGGACAACTCTGGTCTTGGAAACAATGCGGAGGAATTGCAGACTGCATCTGTACTTATGGACAACACCGTAATCAGACCAATGCAAGTTACTATACTTGATGAACTTGAAAAGATACTTGAGTACAACGGAATTGAATTAGACATCTATTTTAAGACCCTACAACCGCTTGAATTTACTGACTTGACTAATGCTATCAGCGAAGCCGAGATAGAGAAGGAAACAGGCGTTAAAAAGGATATAGAGGAAGAAGTTAAAGAAAAGGTAGAGGAACAAATTGAAGATGTAGAATAATGGCAACAGCAATATTTATAAAAAGAAGCGACCTAATTAAGAATACTGCGTTAAGCGGTTCGATTGATACTGATAAATTCATTCAGTTCGTTAAGATTGCACAAGAAATTCATATTCAGAACTATTTAGGTAGCGACTTGTATGACAAGATTAGTGCCGATATAATTGCTAGTTCGCTTGAAGGCGATTATTTGGCGCTAGTAAACGACTACATTCAACCTATGCTTATTCACTATGCTATGGTTGAGTATCTTCCGTTTGCAGCTTATACTATTGCAAATGGTGGCGTTTACAAGCACAACTCTGAAAACAGTAGTTTAGCTGACAAACAAGAGATTGATTCTCTTATATCAAAAGAGAGGGATTATGCGGAATACTACACTCAAAGGCTAATTGACTATTTAAGTTTCAATGCGCCAAGTAAGTTCCCAGAGTATTACAGTAATAATAACGAGGAAATATATCCTGATAAAAACGCTTTATTTAACGGATGGATGCTGTAAGTAAATACAAACCAAAGAAGGACAACGAATTAAAACTAAAATGTTACTTAAATAAAGATAAAGATGTCTTACGGAAAAATTTACGAAACGACTTGGTGGGGAAATCCTGTTAGTGGCGGTTGGGGTGGTATATATTACGACCTTGCTGAACAGATACCGACATTTATATTCACAGTACAAACTGATAAGACAGGTACATCCAATGACGACCAATTCACTTTGCCTCTTACAGATAATGGCACAGTAGATATTGTAGTTAATTGGGGAGATGGAACAAGTGATACAATTACTGCTTTTGACCAAACAGAAAAAACACACACCTATCCAAGCATAGGTACTTATGAAATACAAATCACAGGTACACTTCAAGGATTTAGATTTAACAATATCGGCGATAAAGAAAAAATTCTTGATATAAAAAATTGGGCTATTTTAGAGATGAATACATCGGCAGTTTTTAGAGGGTGTCGTAATTTAGTAGCAACCGCAACTGATAAACCAAAAAATATTACTACTTTACAAAATGCTTTTAATCAGACTTTTGATTTTAATGGAAACTTAAATAATTGGGACGTAAGTAGCGTAACAAATTTTGGTGGGTGTTTTTTTAGGGCAAGGGAGTTTAATGGGGACATAACAAACTGGGATGTAAGTAGCGCAACTTCTTTTCGAGATATGTTTGACGATGCTGAAAGATTTAACCAAGATATAAGTAATTGGGACGTTAGTAACGTAGGGGATTTTAAAGAAATGTTTCTAGGTGCAGATGACTTTAATCAACCGATAGGTAGTTGGACTATAAAAAATGGAGGGGATGTTAATATGCAAAGAATGTTTAGAAATGCAATAAGTTTTGACCAAAGTTTAGCTAATTGGAATATGACACAAGTGAATAATTTAATAGAATTTTTATCAAATGCTACGCTTTCAACCGCTAATTATGACGCAACACTTATAGGGTGGGCAGCGCAAACTGTACGAAGCGGATTAACTTGTGATTTTGGTAACTCTCAATATACAGCAGGTGGTGCAGCTGAAGCCGCAAGAAACACATTGATAAATACTTATGGTTGGACAATAACTGATGGCGGTGCAGCCTAAAAAATTAAGATATGATAGAACAAACAGATTTATGTTACCCTGATGTTGAAACGTGGTTTATTTGTTGGAATGACGAAAGAACTGAAATAAAGTCATATGGTAGTATTACACCACAGCAATGTTTAGGTACTACTTGGAATGAAGTCGATTACTATACTGATGAAGCGGAATGGCTTGAGGTGTTGTTGGAAAATGGAATTAATCCTGAAGAAGAAACTGTTGAATAATGGCACTATCTGACATATATCAAAAAGCAAGTTTAGTACAAATACCAAGTGGATATAAAAGTGGTACGCTATATTCTGTTGTGCCTAATACTGCTGATGGAGATTTTACAGTTACAGGAGACCCACAAGGCGAAGCAACAAGAGTAAACAAAGACGGTCTTATAGAAACGGTATCAGCTAACGTACCAAGACTTAACTATGACCCTACAAACCCACAAGACCCCACCTTACTTTTAGAGCCTACAAGGACTAACGAATGTTTATATAGCAAGACATTAAGTAGTTGGACTGAATTAAATGGTGGTTCATTGCAAACAATTACCAATAACGATGCTGTTGCGCCCGATGGCTCTCTTACCGCCTCTACAATTACTTTTACAGGAACAGGAACTTCTTTGTTAAGACAATTTACAAACAAGGCATATACAAGCAATAAGCATTCAAGTAGTTTTTATGCTAAAAAGATAAGCGGTAATGGTAGTGTATTTTTTGGAATTACAGATACCGAAACTGAATTTACTCCTACTGATGAATGGGTAAGGTACGAAGTGAACAACGTAACGCCTACTGATTTTGGAACAAACTTGTTTTTAGACCTAAACTTTGATTGTAGCGCAGGAGATAAAATTGCAGTATGGGGTATGCAGCTTGAAGAAGGCACGTATAGCACAAGTATAGTTAAAACAGCAGGAAGCGCAGTTACAAGGACAGTAGATGATTTTCAAAATAGCTTCACAGGGCTTACAAGTACAGCAGGAACTGTATTTTTGGATTTTGAGACAAAGGGATTAGACAGCAACTTCGGTAGATTGTTTGCGGTACACGACAGCGTAACAAGTGATGGTATTTATCTTGGGATATACAGCACAAACACAATAGGTTTTTTTGGAATAGATGGCGGTGCAGGATTGCCTGATGTTAAAGACACAATATCATTTAATCAAAGAAATAAACTTGTATTAACATTTGATGGAAGTGGTAATTACAAGTATTCACTAAATGGCTCTCTTCAAACAGGTACTTATACAGGTACTTCAAGACAATATGATGAAATTGGTAGGGGTAATGTAATAGGTGGTTCTTCAAACAACATTGTGATAAATCAGTTTATGGTATTTAACGAAGCACTAACAGACAGCGAACTACAAACACTAACAACGTAATGAAATATATATTTAAAAAATACGAGTTCGAAACTCAAGAATTAGCAGAAACAAGAATAGCTGCCCTACCACATCAAGAGGATGAGGAAGGCAACGAACACCCATCACACAGCCATACGGTTGTTAAATTAGGTTATATCTTTACAGAGCAGCCTACGTTTGACGAAGATGGAGAGGTGCTAACAGAGGGTGTACAATCGGATATGTATTCTGTTGATGTTCTATGGAACGCATCAGAGATTACTGAAACTGATGAAGATGGCAATCAAGATATTAACTATCCTTATGGTTGGGTATCTAAAGAGATAGAAGTAGAGGGTAACGGTGTTCACACCTTTTTAGGTAGAAACTTTTAATTATGGACTTAAACTCGTTTAAACTTTACGCAATAAACTTATCAGCTATTACAGTTAGTACAATGGATATATTAGAAGATAGCCTTAAAATACTTTTATTGTTGGTTACGATTGGCTATACAGCCCAAAAATGGTACGAGTTGAAAAAAAGAAAGAAAGATGAATAATTGTGTTATTTGCTTTAGCTGCGGTTTATGTTAAAATACTTTAACTATCATGAATTTGATAGCCCTGATGTTCAAGGTAGCGGTCAAATGATGGATAAGGGGTTGTTAAAGAAACTCGACAAGATAAGAGAGATTGTTGGTGAGCCAATAATAATAACTTCTGGTTTCAGAACACCTGCTCACAACGAATCTGTTGGCGGTGTTGAATCCAGCAGCCATCTAAAGGGTTTAGCTGTTGATATAGCTATTCGCCATTCAAGAATGAGATTTAAGCTAATAAACGCTTTATTTGAGGTTGGTATAAATCGAATTGGCATTGCAGATAACTTCATACACATAGATATAGACCCTGACAAGGATGAAAATGTAATCTGGACTTACTAATGAAAAAACTACTACAACTAATTACAGGCGGTTTAATAAAGGATATTGGTGGCGTTATAGATAAACTAACCACTACTGACGAAGAACGCCTACGAGCCAAGCAACGTATTCAAGAACTATTAGAAGAAGCTGATAAAGATGCACAACAACAAGTTACAGAGCGTTGGAAGTATGATATGCAAAGCGATAGCTGGCTGTCGAAAAACATTAGACCGCTTACTTTGGTATTTCTTACGGTTATGTTTACCTTATTGGCATTTACCGATGGAAACATTGGAGAGTTTAGCATACAGAAAGAATATATCCCTATTTTTCAAACATTGCTCATTACCGTATATGGTGCGTACTTTGTTGGAAGAACTTGGGAAAAAAGTAAAAAGAATGGCAAAAAAGATAATTAACTCATATACTCCAGACTCTAGGAGTAAAAGACCTAACGTTCACTCAAAGAACGCATCAGTAGGTCAAAAAGGATATAAGAAAAAATACAGAGGGCAAGGTCGTTAATAACTTCTGTGAATTTAATACCCGTTTATGAATTTAATAGGGTATATTTGTCTTGTGTCAGGTTAAGCCTGTTTTCATTTGTTTTTTATTTTGTTTCATAGAAGTGGTAGCTTTTTTAGGTTGCCACTTTTTTTTGTATATTAGTTGAATGGATAGAAATCAAAAGGGTTGTTTCGCAGAGTATAAGTTCGCCACAAGAGCGATGGAGAATGGATTTAACGTATCTATGCCACTTTTAGATTCATCTACTTATGACTGTTTACTTGAGAGGGGCGGTAAAGTATTTAAGATTCAGATTAAATATGTTAGTGCTGAAAGGCAAAAAGACATAGAACATAACAACACTAGAGTTACCTTACATAGAGAGGGTGGCGCTTATCCAAAGCATTTGTGCGACTTCTTTGCGGTATGGTTCGATGAATACAATGGATTCTTTATCATTCCTAATGTAGAACAGAAAGCAATGCGCCTATCTTTAACCAATAAATACAAAAATAACTTCAATAATTTCGATATTATTTTGTAGTGTCAGTTGGAATTTATATATTTGCCCTATGAATATATATGAAAAACTGGTGGACATTCAGGGGAGACTGAAAGCACCCAAGAATCAATATAATAGTTTCGGTAAATATAAGTACCGTAATTGTGAGGATATACTGGAAGCAGTAAAACCTCTACTCGTAGAACACAAACTTGTCTTAACAATTTCAGACGATGTACAGTCTATTGATTGGAATGACAATCCCTTATACTTCGTTAACGCCACAGTAAAAATTACTGATGGTAAAGATGAGGTTGAAGTTTCAGCGCAAGCTGGAATAGACCCTAATAGAAAGGGTATGGATGTGGCGCAATGCTTTGGTAGTAGTTCATCTTACGCTAGAAAGTACGCCCTAAATGGTTTATTCTTAATAGATGACACAAAGGATGCCGATTCGACTAACAAACATGAGACTAAATCAAATGCTGTTGCAGATGATATGAGTTGGCTACCTGATTCGGGTAGTAAGTTTGATAACGCCAAGAAAGCGTTAAAATCAGGAAAAACAATGCAGGATATTAGAAAGCATTATAAAGTAAGTAAAAAAGTAGAACAATTATTAAATACATAAATTATGTCAGAAAAAAAGTATGTCGGCACAGGTCGTCAAGCACCCAACGGAATGGAGATTGTAAACATCTCTATCGCAGAATCCAAAGTTAAAGACTTTTGGAGTGAATATAACGGAGAGCGTTATTTAAGATTAGGAGTCTCTAAAAAGAAAGAGGCAGACCAGTATGGTAAAACTCATAGTGTTTACATTGATGAGTGGCAACCATCTTCGGACAACAAACCAAAACCAGAACCAGTTAAAGTCGATGATGACTTTCCGTTCTAAATAAACAGAGGGGGGTGTAAAAACCCCCTTTTTTTAGCTATGAAAACTAATTATATAAAAGTAGATATGGAAGGTTTAAGTAAACTAAACTTTACCGAAAAAGCAGTATTCTCTTACATTAAGTCCTTATCATTGGACAAAGGGTATTGCTTTGCGACTAATAAGCACCTGTGCGACGTTATGTCTGTAAAAGACAGGACAATGTATAGAATCTTAAATAGACTTGAGGAAAGCGCCTGTATTAGACGTGAAACCAAGAGTATAGGGTTTGATGGTAAGCAACGTAGAATATATGTTAATCCTCAACTCAAGCATTAACATGTTACGAAACGATACATGTTATATAAAGAATTATAATATGATACATATTATAAATATTTAATACTCATGTTATAATACGATACATGTTATAATACGTAACATGTTATATAATTGTAAAAAAAACAAAATAAAAACGAGACTACCAAATGTTTATACAAGAATTTTTAGATTTAGGCATAGAACCGAAGGGAAACAGCGAAGAACAAAAGGTTAAATGTCCTAAATGCAAGTCTCTAGGCAAGGAGAATTGGAAAGACACATGCCTGTCTATCAACACATTGATGGGCGTATATAATTGCCATAAATGCGGATATAAAGGAACAGTAAAGAAAATGGAACAATACACTAAACCAATGAAACAATACACAAAGCCATCTAAAACAAATATGAAGAGAATCTCTGATAGGGGGCGCAAATTCCTTAACGGAAGGGGTATAACTGATGAGGTTATTGAAAGAAATAAGATTGTGTCGTCAAGTGACGACAGAAACATTTTCTTTCCATATATGAAGGATGGTGAACTTGTAAACTACAAGAAGCGAGGTTTGGATGGTAAGTTTTTTGCTCAAGCTAAAGATGCTAAACCAATCATATACAATTACGATGGCGTTAAAGGTCAACCAAAGATTGTTATATGTGAGGGAGAGATTGATTCTTTGAGTTGGGAAGTGATTGGTATTCCTTACCACACCTCTGTTAATATGGGTGCGCCCAATGTTGGAGACAAGAGTATTGACAAGAAACTTGAGTGTCTAACAACCTGTTATGATGTTTTTGATGAGGCTTCTACTATCTATATCGCCACAGATAATGATGATAACGGTAGGAATTTGCAACAAGAGTTAATTAGACGTTTTGGCGCAGAGAAGTGTAAAATAGTCGATTTAAGACCGTTTAAGGATGCTAATGAGGTCTTGGTTAAGGAAGGTGTAGAAAGTCTCCGTAATCGCCTTAAAACGGCTGAAGCGCCCAAAGTAGAAGGTATCTTTGACGTTGATGATGTTGTTGACTCTATGATGGATGGTTTTGAGAACGGTCAAGAAAGAGGTTCAAGCACATACATTCCTCACATTGATAAGGCGTGGACTTGGAGAATGGGCGAGGTTAATATATGGACTGGGTATCAGAATGAAGGAAAGTCTTTGCTTTTGAATCAGCTTGCTACTGTTAAAGCATTTCACGATGGTTGGAAGTTTGGCGTATTTAGTCCAGAGAATATGCCTATGAAAGACTTTTTCAATGATATTGTAGAGATGTACATTGGTAAGAGTGCTGACCCATATTACAAGAATAATCAGATGACAAAGGATGAGTATTATGAAGCAATCAACTTTGTAAAGAAACACTTTTTCTTAATATACCCCAGAAAGAACTTTAACTTGGATTCTATATTTGATAGGGCGAAGTTTCTTGTTAAGACAAAAGGTATTCGTTCTTTAATCATTGACCCATACAATACGGTGCAGCATAAGATGTACAAGGGGGAACGTGAGGACTTGTATATTAGTCGCTTCATGAGTGAGTTAAAGAGGTTTGCTATTGAGAATCACATATCTGTAAATTTAGTGGCGCACCAAGTTACACCACAGAAAGATGAAAGTGGCAGATATTACAAACCCGATGTGAATAGAATTAAGGGTGGCGGTACGTTTTCAGACAAGGCAGATAATGTGATGTTTGTATGGAGACCGAATCGTGCTTTGGATTTCTCGGACACAAGTGTTATCTTTGGCTCACAGAAGATTAAGAAACAAAAGCTAGTTGGTATTCCACAGGATGTGGAGGGCATCAATTTTAACATAAGAGAACAAAGGTATTACTTTGATGGATACACACCATTTAAGGATATAGATGTTTTAAGATGCGGAAAAAAGCTAGAGTAGATGCAAACCAAAAAGAAGTAGTAAAACAATTAAGAGATTTAGGCGTTTCAGTCTTACATACCCATCAGTTGGGTAGAGGTGCGCCAGACTTAATACTAGGTTACAGAAATGATAACTACATGATTGAGTTGAAAGACGGAAATAAAACAAAGAGTCAACAGAGGTTAACACCTGATGAGGTAGGGTTTCAAGAGAAGTGGCAAGGCAATTACGCTGTTTGCAATTCGATTGAGCAAATTTTAACTGTAATAGATTATGTTGACGAAGGAAGAGTTGTTACAAAAACTCGCAAATAAGTATGATGACTGGTATAATATGGCTATGTCGTTTAGCATTTCAGAGGAACAAGCTAAAGAACTTGTCCAAGAGATGTTTGTTAGGATTTTTGACTATGTTAAAGACCCACAAAAAATTATGTATAATGATACAGAGGTTAATA